GGAGCTACTATAATGGTAGCATGAGCTCCAGCATCCGAGTTCACTTGCGTTATAGCCTCAGCGAGGGTCTTAAACGCTGTTGCCCACGATCTGCCACTTCCTGAAGCAGATACACTAGCATCAACGTAATACGTCTTTCCTGGCAAAGCCCACACGTTACCAGCAGCAACGCTGCCTGCAATAATAACGTTGCCGTAACGATCGAGGCTCAAACCTGCGCTAGCAAGTTTGGACAATATAGGAGATGCTCCAATTATCATGTTTCATCCCCTTATGCTATGTCGTTTTCAACGACGACCCAAGACATTCCATCAGAGCGCAGAGTCAGACAGTCATCTTCAAGGTCTAAGGTGTAATCACCACCCCAGTCAAGACTCTCGTCATTATCTGCTACAATGAAGTCAGCGTCTCCATCCTGGTCGAACAGCACAAAAGAGAAGGTCAACCCTTTAGCCTCAGTCACATTAGGCAGATAAACAGTGACATTCGCATCATCATTTTGACCTAACAAGTTTTGAAAGCGAACGCTCTGCTGATACAATTCTAAATATACAGCCTGCGCATCTCCTGTAGCTGAGATAACGGGTGTCTTCGATGTGCTGGGAACTTGTGCATCATTCTGCACATCCATTTTAGAACGAAGCATTATTATCTCCTTTTCTTCAAATTGATTAAGCGCTGGACGGCTTTAGCTTGTGGACTCCACTTATCCTCAGCATTCTCTTTCTGTTTAGGACGAACCCTATTACCCTTGACAGGCTCATGTTGTCCTTTAACCTTATCCTTTTCTTTCTTCTTCGGCGGTTTCATAAAGAGCGGTTTAAGCTCAGTCTCCACTTGCTGTAAGACGTCATGCACTGTGAACTTTTTGCCCTCATTTTTCCACTGAGCAGCTACAACTTGGGCAACATTCTTTGCAACTGCCTCAATTTGGCGAAACTCAGGATTGCGCAACATGAAAGACTCCCACGTGACCATGCCTGTAATCTCTGCTTGAACAATCGCTCTGAGATTCTGTCCCATTCCTTTGAGAAAATCTTCCTTAGATTGTTCCATTATGGATTGCGCATAGTGGCTGAGCCCTCGATTCAGCACCTCAACTTCGCCCTCTTGTATCTTTGCCAGCTCTTCTTCTGTGAAGAACTCAAAGTATTTTCCTTCTTCGTTTACACGAATCTTTTTTGCCTCTTTATCCGACTCATCAAGGACTTCCTTCTCGCCCTCTTCAGGGGCTATAGTATACTTCGTGATGACACTTTGTAAAGCTTCATTCTGCTTACGCAGAAATTCAACCTCGTCATCGCCTGATGATGAGTCATCAGGCGGTTCATCACCAGATGGTTCATTACCTTCGCCAGAAGCATCCTCACCTGATGGCTCATCGTCATCAGGTGGAGCGTCACCATCAGATGGAGTATCATCATTGTCTGGTGGAGTATCCTCACCACCATCACTATCATCTGGCGGAGTGTCCTCACCATTATCATCTGATGAAGTATCTTCATCAGTCTCTGTGTTCTCTGCCTCCTTCTTTTGCCTTTCCCGTTCAATCTGCCTTTGAGATGAACGCTTAAGCAACTCTTGTACTTCAGGACTCATTTTTCTTTCCTCTCTCTTTTATTCTTTTTGCCAAAACAGCTTTTATCCATGTGATAAATTGTGCTTCAATAAGTCTGCACTCATTCACCTGTCCTCGTGCAAAATTGACAGCTAATATGTTTGCCTGAGGACTTTCAAGTGTCTTTTGAGCAATAGCCATCTCTTTGTGTAAAAAGTGCTTCAAATCTGCCCACACGTTGCTATTCTCAAAGTCTTCAATATCCTTAACTGTAGACCTAGGATTATACCTTACCTCTGTGCCTACTCGATCATAATAATAAAAGTCCTTATCCACCACTCTCTCCTTCCATTGGCATGGGAGCAAGGTTACCTGCTTGTGCACCTGCTAACACCTCTTGATCGGGCATCACATTAACCCCTCCCTTTCGTTTAACAATGAAATCGTTGACATTTCTAACACCTAACATGCGTGCCCATGCCCTCGTCATTCGCACCACATCAAACTCCATTTGCAAAGACTCACTGCTCATAACCATCTGCATTAAACGCTCGATTCCAGACAAATCTTCAACTCCGGTAGTGAGAAGATCACCAGCATAGACATCATAGTCAACCAGCAGATCATACGGAGTGACCCTCACTCTGCTATCCTTTATTCCAAAGTCTTCGGCCAGTTCTCTGTCCCAAGTGCCTATCGACTTGACATAGACATCCTTGCTCATATACTGTTGTGTGTTTGCAGCAAAAATTTCAGCTATATCTTGATGAGCTTGATAACTGACGAGCAAAGCCAACTTCATAAGCCTGCCAAGAGCACTACTCCTGTCACCTTGTATCTCTGCTGCTGTTATTCTATCTCCAGACCGTCTCCTTGGCCCTTGCAAATGCTCTTGTGCCCCTGTTGTATTCTCAAGCAACGAGGTGGCTAAAGCTATATCATTCCAATTATTCGCAGTCACGTCTGGCTGAGCCAGTGGCATCAAGTGATCGCTAATCTTACCCTTGCCCCACATAGACTCAATCGTCCTGACTAACATTCCAGGCCCCGGATTGACCAAGTCCTCCTCATCAATGACCATTGGATCAAAAGCCCATCCATTCTGAATTGCCATTCTAGAGTTAGCCCACCTTGAGTTGAAATGATAATTGATTATCTTAGCCAGTCCATAGGTCATTTCAATTCGAGACACAGGACATGCAGTCCGTCCATCAAATTCAGGAGCACAGTCAACTACACCGAGGCTTTCATGAACGTGTCTCATTGGCTCTGCATGAGTGATCACCTGATCACCTGCAATGCAGAACTCCCACACTTCAGGGTCATTACTACCACCCAAGCCCCACTCACTAGGAATCAACTTGACCACTTGAAATATAGTGTCTACCACCTTGTTTGCACCGCCAGTGCCGTCGTTATTCCCTCTGTCACCTTTAGCATCAGCAGAAAAGTAGGCACTGTTCATGTTGCCCTCGATCTCACTCAAATACCTACCATTGAACCAATACTGATTGTCATAATTATTTTCCATTTCAATTATCTCATAATAGCTGCTCCTGTCGGCAGAAGAGAAATACGCTCCACGTTTCATCAGCTCACCAGCAGCCACATTAGGATCAGGGAAAGCAGCATAAGGATTAACAGTGATTAGCTGATTTGCTTCAAACTTCACCTCGGATGTAATAACTTTCTCATTCAAATACTCTTGAATGACTGCAGGAATTGGCACGCCAAAGTCATTCAACCTCTGTCCAATTTTATTTCTAAACTTTCTCTTAACGCTCTTTCCCTTCTTCACCAACCAGTGAGGGATGGTATACGACCGTCCATATTTAATAGAATCACTCCAAAAAGCATACAAATCGAGCAACACTTTAGTCTTTCTACACTGCCACTCAATTGTCTTTTCCAGAAGTTTCGCTCCAAAGACGTCCTCAGGCCCGACCCCTTTATACCTAAATATGGGATCGTTAAAGAACACAGATACAAGGTAAGTCATTAAAGTATCATAAGTCACATAACTTTGAGGCACAACGATACTCACAGGCTCGTTTTTATCTACAGCCTGAACAGCCTTTTCCTCTGCACTCAGATCAATGTAAGCTGTCATCAGGTCATCGACCTCATTCATGACCGAGTACCTACTGCTGACAGTATTATACGAAGCTCTCACATTGTCTAACAGCTTGCCTAACACGTCCCTATGCAGCTCACTCTTTGGGTGAAGGTCAATACCCCTCGGATAAGTATATCCGTAATCTGGCCACTCTTCGCGTTCTTCAGGCATCATACCTCTCTAAACGTACAATCGTTGTCTACGAGGCTTTCCCATCCTGCGATAGATAGTGCTGCGAATGCTACGCATCCTATCTTCAAAAGCCTTCTTCTTTGCTTTTGGATGTAGAAAGAAATATCTACTTCCCTTTCTCAGCATTTGTACAATATAACTTGCTGCGTCAGCAACGTCTTTTCTTTTGCTAACCGGCATCCTCAGCAGTTGTAATTCAAGCGGCTGATAGACTCCCGGTCTATCTGCTGGATGTAGTATCTGCCCTCGACGATACAAAGAAGCAAGAGAAAATATCCTATCATCTTTATCTCCCGTCGCACTCAAGTCAATCAGCTCAAAGTTATAACCATGCTCATTGTTATAGTTCTCTATAGGCCACGAGATATAATTTTCTAATCCAGTCTTCTCATAACCGATCTTAGCCTTAAATGCACCATTTGACAACCTTTGAGCCATATCAAAAAGCTCTTCAATAGTCTCTCCAGGATGCAGCTTTCCATACACTACATCGAGCAAGTACAACCTGTTCTCAAAGGCGTCAAACCCCCATCCTACAATAGCCGTGTCTGAGCTATATTCCTCTTGCGTCTTTGCTGGGTCAAGCAACACTACAGGCTGAAGCACCTTGTCTTTAATATCCGCATCTTTATAATACTTGAAATATGTATCTTTGAACTTTTGCTTCTCTGGAGGAAGTGCCATTCCTCTATATTCAAGATAGAACAAGTGTATGGTATCATTATCCTTGTGCTCTTGATAATCCTTCCTCACAGCCTCATCGCTCATGAACTGAGGCCAATTGCTTTCTAACTTGTCATTACACAGTTCGAGTTCAACCACCTCCCAGTCTTTGCTTTCACAAAGCTCAGCCATCAAAGTATTATCACCAAGCAACGTGCCAATCACTATCATCTGCCAAGGGAACTCTCCCTTTCCTCTAGTCTCAGACCTTTGAACCAAATTCTTCAAATCCGCATTAAACCATTCTTTAATGTAGCGTGTTTGAGACTCACTGCGCACTTCTTCAGGGTCTTCCAAGTCATCAATGAGCACAAAGTCAGGGCGATATATACCGTAACGGCGACCTCTCACCTTCTGTTTCCATGACACAGGCAACACCATCGTAGAGTGATCAAACGTACCAGACAAATCAGGCAGCGGCGACTTGACCATTTGAGTTACCCACTGCTCTTTTGAAAAGTCATCAGCTTTTCCCACAGGCTTCATTCCTGGAAACAATCCAGCATTTTGAAAAAGCCGTATAACCCTGTTGTTCAACAGCTCACTTTTGATATTCTCCGAGTGTTGTCGAGCCAGTGGTATACTACCAGAGCCAAGCACCATAAAATTACTCTCACGATAAAGCAGCTTTTTAGTTGGCCACACCAGCGAGAATATGGTACTTTTCCCTACACCCCTAGGAGCTTTAATGACAATCTTCGGCGCGTCACAATGGTCAATAACATCGAACATCTTGTCATGAAGCTTAGGAGAAAACGGGATATAAAAATGATCTGGAAAGAACACTTTAGCAAACAGCTTGGTATCTCTTTGACACTCGACAGCAATGTCTCTCAGGTCATCCTTCGACATTTCAGCTAGATTCATCCCTCAGCTCCCTTACTAGAAATATCTTCTAAGTATCCGTGAGCGGTAAATGTGATTGAATCACCTGCACTTGCCCGAACAACGAGCGTCTCACCCACATTTATATAAATACCAAGTTCAGCGATAATGGTATCATTAGCAGCTATGTTTTTGTCATAATACTGAGCATACACCTCACTATCAGAACTGCCCACACCTTGACTGGCATATATCCTGAAAGTGAGCGCACCACCAGTCATATTACATACAATTATATGAGAGACATAGTACCTCTGCCCCTCCATGACATTG